ACAGCTATCATTGACAACAGGGATATGAATACGAGTGAATCCGAGGCAATTCAAAGCAACGATCAGTCAGAACAAAGCGATCAACAAATTTCTTGAACAGGGTTATTACGTCTATACAAACATCTGCGAACAGGGTCCAATTGATATTGTGGTTGTCAACCCAACGAATGGCAGAACTCACTTTTTTGATATTAAGACTTCTAATGGAAGTAGAATTGTAAATGGCAAGTCGATTGGTGGAGCAGGGAACAAACTCAAACCGAAACAAAAAGAACTCGGAGTCCGACTCTGTCTTGTCGAAGGAGATGAGGTTCGCATTGTCGAAAAGAGAGACACACTTATCAAAAGACAGAAAAAAGAAAAAGCAAACCCCTTCCGTAAAGCGAGGAAAGGAATCGACTTTTTGGAAGAATGTTAGATCAATAACTCCTAATATTTCTTGGACTCGTATGGAAACATACGGAACGCCCGGTATCCCTGATTTACTTGGTGTTTTTGTTGATGATAAATTAAAACGAAACATTTCTTTTTGGGTCGAACTCAAGCTAACAAAAGGAAACAAACTAGATCTATCGCCCTTTCAAATTTCGTGGAATTTAAAGCGTTATTCTCTTTGCCAAGACAATTTTATTATGGCAAAGGGCATCGAAGAGAGGGCCATTTTCTTTTATCCAGGGGCGCTTGTGCGTGAGCTTGTGACCGATTACAGAGAGGTTGAACCCTTGTTCGTGGTCCATCAACCCTGGACGCATGTGCTTGAGCCTGAGATCAGGCGTGTGCTTGTGCATGTTCCTTGATTAATTTTTATTTTTATTTTTTTTTCTGAGCTGGGACCGGGGCAGCTTGATCCCAGCTAGTCATAAATTATTACTGTCCACGGGACAGAGCTGTGTCCCGTGGTCATAAATTATTACTTTTGATTGATAGCTGCCTGAGCTTCTTCGTAAGTGTCCCAAGCGTTGTTTCCTTTATCGTCCCAGAGATAATCTCCATTATCTAACAAGACCATATAAGAGCCTGTGCTTGTTCGTGTACCTTCGGTTTTAATTATTTGCATTTTCTTCTGCCTTCTTTAGCTTGTGCATGTAATCGTTCCACCTGGATTCGTCGAAGTTTGGTGCGTGTCGCTCGGCGAAACTTTTAATTTCATTTGCGATGTCGCACAAGAGAGCAGGCTCGTGATGTTCTACCATATAAACAATGTCGGCCAACTCTTTAAGATGTTTTTTTGTAATCATCTTTTGTCCTTTCGATATAGGATTTTATATAGCATCAGGAGCTGCTGCGGTCAAGAAAAAAATGGTCATATTTTATTACCAGGTAAGCTGCTCTGGCAGCTCTGATTCGTCATAAATTATTACTTTTTGAGCTGAGATCCCGGCAGCACGCTGTGTCCCGTTGAGCCTGTGCATTGGCTGTGGTTTGTGTGTGCTTGCGCATTGATCGTGTGCTTGAGGCTGTCCCTCTGCTTGTGCTTGCGATTGTGGTTCTGCCTGTGCTTGCGACTGTCCCCTGTGCTTGCGCATTGACTCCAGCAGTTTCTGGGAGCCGGGCGTAAAGTGGCCTGGGCAGTAATATTTTATTACTTCAAGAGCTGCCGTCTTCATGGCTCGGAGTAATATTTTATTACTTTTATCAGGGGTGTTCGCAGCTCTAAACATTCTTCAATTTTTTTTCATTTTCAATAATTCTCATTTGAGCATATCGAATTTTAGCCTGCCAATATTTGATAGTTCTTTCAATTTCTTTTATTTTGATTTCTCTATCAGTCATTGATTTATTGATCATTTTTTTATCCTAACTTTTTTTAAATTAATTGTATTAAATATAGGATTTTTTATATATATTACAAGGTAATTAACAAAATATTCAAAGGAAAAAACAATGAATATAAGAGAAATAAAGAATGAAATTTTGAATGAGAGTTTTATCTCTCAATCAGAATTGAATGAAAAAATTTTATCATATATCAATGATAGAGTTTTATCATTTGGAATTAGAAATGAAAATAGTGCTGAACTGTTTTTAATTTCAAGAAAGTATGAACAAAGGCTCATTAGCTTATTAAATCCGAGCCTTCAACAAATCACAAGTCAAAAAATATTCAGATGTCATCATCATGAAGAATTAGAAATTGAAAGTTATGATAACATTATTGAATTAATTGGTGGTGATTTAATTTGTAGAGATGCGTTTGAAAATCATTATTTTACTTGTGATAGTTGTGAGGAAATTGATCACAATGATAATTTAAATAGATGTGATAGTAGAGATCATCAATATTGTGAAACCTGCTATGATGTTCAAGTTCGTTATTGTGATGATTGTGACACTAGCTATGATGAGAATGACGATTGCGAATGTGATAGTGAAGAACGAAACAATTTAAAGCCTTACAATGCAAAAAATGTTCTTTATTCGCATGGTAAAGAAAATGCAATTTTGTTTTATGGTAATGAAATTGAAATGCAAGTTTATCGTGATCAATCAAGATATGACATTGTTGAAAAATTTAATGATTGTTTTAACTACGATGGATTTGAAAACATTTTATGTAAAAGAGATGGGAGTTTGGATACTGACAAAGGTTTTGAAATGTCATCTACAAATTGTTCTTTTGAATATCACAAGGAAACATTTTGGAATGATTTTTTCGAATTAAATCCTGCTCAATATTGTAAAGCATACAATGGTTATCAATGTGGCATTCATTGGCATTTTAATCGTAATGTTTTTACAGAAAATCAATTAAGAAGATTAAACTGTTTTTATAATCATCCTAAAAATAAAAATCTCATTGTTGATATTGCAGGTAGAGAAGGCTATGGATATTGTCGATTTGTTCCTTCAATTACCTTTGATGATCCAATAAGAACATCAGGTGATGATTTCAAGTATAGAGTTATTAACTTTAATAATCAAAATACAATTGAAGTTAGAATTTTCAGATCGAACTTAAAGAAAATATCTTTTTTCAGATACTTAGAATTTGTTCATAGTGTTAATGAATGGATTAGATCATCAGATCAAGATAATGCTGAGAATATAACTTGGGAATATTATTTCGATTGGTTATTAAAAAACATAAGTTTTAAATTTGAAAACTTATTTTTCTTTTTAGATGATCGTAAACATTTTGATCATTTAGAAAATATTGAAGAATGGAATTTCGTTTATACAAATTTCAAATCAATAATAACTGATTTCAGAAATAACAACCAAGAAGAAATAGAATTAGAAAGTGAGGAAATATAATTATGTGCTTAATTATTTTAGCTAACGATGTTCAATCTCTAAATTATAAAGATTTAGAAATTGCATACAAAAGAAATAGTCATGGGTTTGGTGTTATGTATTTAGATAATAAAGATAATTTTATTTCAGATAAATTTGTTCCAAACAATTTTAATGAAGTAAAAAACTTTTTAAATTTACATAGATCAAAAACAACAAATCAAATTGCAATACATTTTAGATTTACAACAGAAGGCAAGACAAATAAAAAAAATTGTCATCCCTTTATAAGTTATCAAGATGATAAAAGAACAATTGGATTTATGCACAATGGCGCAAGATTGCCAATTCCATTAGTTCATAAAAATTGTTCAGATACTTGGCATTTCAACGAACACTATTTAAAACAAGTATTTAAAAACAATCCAAATATAATTTTACAAAAAAATTATATTGAAGAATTGGAAGATCATATAGGTAATGACAAACTTTTATTCTTAGATAGTAAAACAAAAAAATTTATTATTGTGAATGAGAAAGTAGGAAACTATCGTGGCGCAAATTGGTTTTCAAATGATTATTGGAATGATCAAGTTTTCAAAATTAGTAAACCAAAAATTCAATACGATAATTATTTTGATGATCTAGATAATCAATACAATACTTTTGATTATTATAATGTTCCTACAAATGAGGAACTGATTAATATGACTGAGATTGAAATTCATAATTTCATTGATGAGTGTATTGAAACTGACAATGTATTTCCAATTGTAGATATTATCCAAGACTACAAAAAATATATTTCTAGTTAATTCCTGCTCCTGCTCCTGCGCTTTTGGTGGCGCAGGGGCTACTACCTGCCAAATCGCAGCTCCGTAATAAATTATTACTTTTTTTCCATGTGCATGAAAATTTTTTTTTCGGCGCCTAACCAAAAAAAATTGAAGAATGAAATTTTTTTTGGTTAAGAGATACTAAGGAATTACGAAGTAATACATTACAATTGACAATGAAGGGGGTACACCCTAAATTCAGTAGTACATAGTACGTATGCTAGTATATAAATATACAGAAATAAGATGAGCGATTTTCTACCAGATTTGAGTCAGATGTCTCAAGAAGAGCGTTTGCTATTCTTAAAAAAGTTAGAACTAAAGAAGGTTCAACTAGAATCAGCAAGAAGTTCTAGGGACTCCTTTGCTAATTTCGTAAAAAGTATATGGCCCGACTTCATCGAGGGGGGACACCATAAAATCATTTCTAAAAAATTAGAAGCCATCAAGGATAAAAAAATTTCTAGATTGATAGTGAACATGCCACCAAGACATACTAAGTCAGAATTTGCTAGTTATCTGT